GTTGAACTTACTTGAAACGCAACGTCACCCAGCTCTCGGTGTCAAGCCCGATCCTTGCAGGTAGCAAGCTATACGCTTTGCAAGGTAGGCGCGAGAGGATCGCGTAGGCAATGCTGCGACGATGCAGCAAGCCGTAACGCAGTAGAAACCATGTCTTCATTGTCTTACTCTCCAGTGTGTCAGGGCTTGTTTGCTGCTGACAAACAGGGTTATACCCTCAAACGCGGGTATGGCATAGCGAAAAACATGGCAGGGGGGAGGGTGCGAGGGTGCCTATAGGGCTACCCCACCCTACCGGCACCCCCCAAGGGGCATATGGGACTCCGCGCGCCGACTACTACGTAGTAATATGCTTAACCAATCACATCGTTTTGAAAATTGACCCCCACCCCCTATATATTTTTCAAAGACTTACCCCCACCCCATGCATATAGCGCATACCCCCCGTCAGGAGTCCCAACCTCCTGCTTTACACACACCCCCTACATCCGTATAAGCAAGGTCTGCTTCCCTCAAACCGGACGCTGCACCTATGCCAGTAGTTAAGATCGAGCCTACCGACGAGCACCCTATCCCGTACTCAACGGATGACGAGACGTTGTCGAGCTTTGCCGAAGAGGTGACGGTCGCTGCCAACACTGCTGACCTGTTGGAGCAGCTAGGGGCCCCACTGGAAGTGGATGAAGAAACGCTGAAACGGGAAGCCGCGCTGTTTGATGACGCGCTCCGAACAAAGAACCCAACCTCACTGCGTACGCCGGTAGTAGCAATTGCTGCCCGGTCGTTCCTCCATGAGTACGGTCAGAGCTTGGCCATGGATGTGGCGCAGGTACGTACAGCACTTACCAATAAGCTGTTAGAGATAGCCAACTGTGGTGATACCAAGTTTGAGCTGAAGGCCATCGAGCTGCTGGGTAAGCATAGCGACGTCAACCTGTTCACCCAACGTAGTGAGATCAACATCAACTACAACAGTCCCGAGGCGCTTGAAAACGCCATCAAGGAACGGGTCAAGCGCCTGCTGAACGCCGACATTATTGACGTAACTCCGTTGGGTATGAACCTCGACGAAGAGCTGGGTATTGCCCTCTTAGACGACCCCGAAGACGGGGGAGACGATGAATAATATCTCGTTGAAAGATATACCTAAAATCTTACCTATGCTCCCAGTGCATGAGCAGGAGCGGTTGCTGGCTGAGCTGGAGAAGCTGTCCGAGCTGAAGAGCCGCAAGCTGTGCCAGCAGAAGTTTATGGCGTTTGTTAAGGAAGTCTGGCCGTCGTTCATTGGTGGTCGGCACCACGCCAAGATGGCGGACGCGTTCGAGCGCGTGGCTAACGGTGAGTGTAAGCGGCTCATTATCAATATGCCGCCCCGGCACACGAAGAGCGAGTTTGCCAGCTATCTGCTACCCGCTTGGTTCCTAGGTAAGTTCCCGCACAAGAAGATTATCCAGTGCTCACACACTGCTGAGTTGGCGGTGGGCTTCGGTCGTAAGGTACGCAACCTCGTCGATATCGACGCTTACAAGCATATTTTTCCTGATTTGACCCTTGCCTCCGACAGCAAAGCTGCCGGTCGCTGGAATACTTCGAAAGGGGGTGATTATTTCGCCATCGGTGTCGGCGGTGCCGTGACCGGTAAGGGTGCTGACGTCCTCATCATCGACGACCCGCACAGCGAGCAGGAAGCTGCGCTGGCGGAAGTGAACCCGGATATCTACGACAAGACCTACGAGTGGTATACTTCGGGTCCCCGTCAGCGTCTGCAACCGGGCGGGGCTATCGTCATCGTGATGACGCGGTGGTCGAAGCGAGACTTGACCGGGCAGATATTGAAAGACGCAGCTGCCAACGATAGCATCGGTGAGTGGGAAGTCATCGAGTTTCCCGCCATTCTCCCCAGTAGTAACCCGCTGTGGCCCGAGTTCTGGGAGCTTGAGGAACTGCTTAAGGTTAAGCGCGACGTGCCTAACAGCAAGTGGCAGGCGCAGTACCAGCAAAACCCAGTGTCCGAGTCCGCTGCTATCGTGAAGCGTGAGTGGTGGCAGATTTGGGATAGCGACGTCCCTCCCAAGTGCGACTTTCTCTTGCAGTGCTGGGATACGGCCTTCGAGAAGACGCAGCGAGCGGATTACTCAGCGCAAACCATGTGGGGTGTGTTCTACCGAGCTGACGATAACGGCATAGAGCAGGCTAACATCATCCTGCTTAACGCAGGGCGGGACCGCGTGGAGTTCCCTGTGCTGAAACAGTGGGCCATCGACGAGTATAAAGAGTGGGAACCGGACAGCGTCATCATCGAAAAGAAGGCGTCAGGAGCACCGCTCATCTACGAGATGCGCGCTATGGGCATACCCGTGCAGGAGTTTACCCCGACAAGGGGTAACGACAAGATCAGCCGCCTCAACTCTGTTGCGGATATCTTCGCATCTGGAAGGGTCTGGGCCCCCGCCGCTCGTTGGGCTGAAGAAGTCATCGACGAAGTGGCTGAGTTCCCTGCGGGTAGCCACGATGACTATGTGGATACGGTGTCAATGGCAATGCACAGGTTCCGGCGTGGAGGTTATATATCTACTATGCTAGACGCAGAAGACGAACCGCTATATTTTAAAAGCCGTAGGCACCAAGGATACTACTGATGGCCGTCGATAAAGCTCTTAATCAGGCCCCGCTGGGGATGGACAGCTCACTTGCCTCCGGCATGATGCGGGGTGTGAACGTCCCGGATGAGGATATTGAGATCGAGATTGAAGCCTCGGACGAAGATGGCGAAGAGGTCAAAGTTGAAGCCGACGAGGACGACGAGTTCAACGAGAACTTGGCCGAAATCCTTGATGATGGGCAGCTTACAGAGCTTGCAGGCGACCTGATCGGTGACTTTGAGGAGGATATCTCCAGCCGCAAGGACTGGATGCAGACTTACGTCGACGGTCTGGACCTGCTTGGGATGAAAATCGACGACCGGACCGAGCCTTGGCCCGGTGCTTGCGGTATCTACCACCCGATGTTGGCGGAAGCTCTGGTCAAGTTCCAAGCTGAGACCATGATGGAGACGTTCCCCGCTGCGGGGCCGGTGAAAACCGAGATTATTGGTAAGGAAACGTCTGAAAAGAAGGACGCTGCGCGGCGCGTCCAAGACGATATGAACTACCAGTTGACCGATGTGATGGTCGAGTACCGTCCCGAGCATGAGCGGATGCTGTGGGGTCTGGGTATTGCAGGTAACGCGTTCAAAAAAGTGTACTTTGACCCTTCATTGGGTCGTCAAGCCGCGATGTACGTGCCCGCCGAGGACGTTGTCGTACCTTATGGCGCGTCCAGCTTGGAAGTTTCTGGGCGCGTCACCCATGTGATGCGGAAAACCCCGAACGAGATGGCCAAACTGCAGGCCGCTGGGTTTTACCGTGATGTCGAGCTTGCAGACCCCGTCGATAGCCTTGATGAGATCGAGAAAGCCATTGCCGAGAAGATGGGTTTCCGCGCGTCGACCGATGATCGGTACAAACTGCTCGAAATGCAGGTTGATTTGGTCCTGCCTGATGACAAGTTTGCCGAGGACGAGTCTGAAGACGAGATTGCTGTTCCGTACATCGTCACTATTGAAAAGGGTACGAGTACAATCCTCGCTATCCGCCGAAATTGGGACCCCGATGACAAACTCAAGAAAAAGCGCAACCACTTCGTCCATTACGCATACATTCCGGGATTTGGCTTCTACGCTTTTGGCCTTATCCACCTTATTGGTGCTTTTGCTAAATCTGGTACCAGTCTTATTCGCCAGCTCGTTGATGCTGGTACTCTGTCAAATCTACCGGGTGGGTTTAAAACTAAGGGTCTTCGCGTAAAAGGTGACGACACGCCCATCGCTCCGGCTGAGTGGCGTGACGTCGATGTGGCGTCAGGTACGATGCGCGACAACATCATGCCGCTGCCGTACAAAGAGCCAAGCCAAGTTCTCTATAGCCTTCTGGGTACTATCGTAGAAGAAGGCCGTCGCTTCGCTGGCGCTGCTGACATGAAGATCAGCGATATGTCGGCCAATGCCCCGGTGGGTACGACGCTGGCTATCCTTGAGCGTACGCTCAAGACGATGTCGGCTGTTCAGGCGCGCATCCACTACTCGATGAAGCAGGAGTTCAAGCTCCTCAAGGGCATCATCCGCGATTATACGCCAGCGACGTATAGCTACGAGCCGGAAGAAGGTGGTCGTCGGGCCAAGCAGGCCGACTATGACATGGTGTATGTCATCCCCGTGTCGGACCCCAACGCCGCCACTATGGCGCAG